CGAAGATTGGCTCTGCTATTGATTTCCATTCTTGACTTTTCAAATTTTCCTCACTTCGTGATATACAACTGTACATCTACAATTAATTACTTCACTTGCTGGCGCACCGAATGTGCTATCAGCAGGATACTTCATATTATAACCACCAACATTGAAATTTGCACCCTTTTCTACTCTTTGTCCGTCGGCTAATCTGTGTGTATCTCTTACAACACCGTCCCTTGCAGATAACCATTCTTTTTCTAAGTTAAGTCCTAATTGGCTAACAGCTTCATCTTGTCCGAATTGCGATAAGGCCAAGCCCTCTGTTCTAGCAATTGTACTAGCTCTAGATAATCTTCTTTTACCAAGTGCGTCCGATATACCATTTGCAACATAATCTTCAAGATCTTTACCCCTAAGTCCTAGATTTATAGCTTGATCATAACTCTTTCTTAGATCTCTACCCAATCTTGCCCTTGTTGTTTTAGCAAGTTCAGGCATAGTTGTTTCAAGTCTTTTGCTTACAAAATCAATAGCGCTTCTGTTATATCTAAGTTCTTGTATAGGTACAGTAACGCCACTTCTTGATCTCAAAGGATAAAAACCCTCAACGATTACTTCTTGTCTAGGTTTACGCCTACTTGCACGTCTTATCTGATCTTCTTCAGTTGCACTAAACTTAAATTCTTCAGGCAACAATATTTCTACTTGATTAAAAGCGAAGTCTGTTGTCATAGATATATACAACTCATATAGATCTGCCGACCACTTCTTTGTATGATTATTAATTAAATTATTTAAAGGCACAATATTACCTACAATCGTTAATGGATTTACTTTTATGTAATCACTAATTAACTTATCTTGCTCTTTAAGTAATTTAAAATACTCTATACCCAATGTAAGATCCCAATTGTTTAATAAGTTATCGTAAGATTTCCATAAGATCTCTTTCATTTCTTCACTTTCAAATCTTTTATTGCGTTCAGATATCTCTCTATTTGTTTTAATCTACTTTTACGTACAATTAGTTCTAAAGCTGAATTTGCTTTTTCATCTCTTATATTCATTGATCTCACTAGCTTATTTGCCCAAGATCTACCTGCATTACCACCCCAAAGCGCCCAAGCAATACGACCGTTACTTGGAAAACCGTCCTCGCCTACTCTATAACCCTCAGCCCTTTTATCAACCTCGTGTCTAGGGAAGTATCTTGCTATTTGCCTTACCTTTTGTGGCGAAGCTTTTGTATTATTTATTAAGTATCTTGCCGATCCTCTACCAACTGATGTCCCACCGCGATTATTTTCCCTTACCCAATTCAATCCTTTTTGTGCTTCTTCTTTGACACCTTTAGGTATTGAGAAGTTTAAATCGTCGTATGGTGCTTTAGTTTGTGGCTTCATCTGATTCTGCTAAAGCTAATTCATATTCTTGATGAGTAGCACAGGGCATATAAATCAAATTACCATTATCGTCGTGTGTGTGAGTTCCATTACAGCCAAGTTCCTCTGCTCTTGCTAGTGCTTCTTCATTAGTTGTAAAATTATCTTTTGATACTTCTTCTTTAATATCTAAGCTTTCTGTGTGGGTTTCTTCCCCGTCTAGAAGTTGACTAACTCTTGCTTCAGCTAAATCTTCAGTAGGAAAAGTTCCATAAGTTTTCGTACCCTCATCGTCATATACAACGTATTGATCATTTTCTTTGACAACCACTATATCTTGTGTTCTTCCGGCTTCTTGAAAAGCATTATCATTTTGTTCTTCTATATCATCATCAGTATCAACAGTATCTTCTTCAAACTCTGTACTAATTTCTGTAATACTTATTTCGCCTTTTTCTACCGGTGTAGCGTTGTTGGGTACATAATAAACATCTTCTGTTTCATCAATAGGTAGTCCAACTTTTTCTCTGGCTTCATTGACGCTCATCCAACCACCTTTAACTGCGACGTTAATCTTTTCATATAATTCTTTTTCATCGCCTTGTAATGCTCTTACTCCGCTGAAATCGTATTCAGCTTTTGTTATAGCGTTGCTTTCGTAATCCGGTACAAGTAACTGATGAGTTAATTCAGCACCGATCATACGCCACATAGGTATAAGTTTATTTTCTGTAAAGTATTCTCTAAGTACTTTTGCATTTGAATAAGTTGCTTGTGCTAATCCTGCACCAAGTCCGGCTAATATTGCAGGTACACCAAGTACAGCTGATACTCTTTCTTCTGGTATTCTTCTTAAAGTTCCTATATCAAGTTCACTTGGGCTAAAAGATAATTTTTCTATATTCATATCGCCACTAAGAACTAAGGGTTGTCCTCTTTTAGATCCACCTACNTTTTGTTGNTANGTCTTTGCAATTTGTGCGCCCTCATCATCAGTTATACCGAAATCATTCTTAGGTGTAATCATTACACTNGGTACGCCCATATTNGATAANAANGCAGTTGCTAATTGTCCTGCTGATTCATCGCCAAATACTTCTCTTAAAACNGTAAGCAAAGGCGAGTAACCTGTTTTATGATCTTTAGGATTTAGTCCCATACGGAAATGTATTAATTCTTCGGGTGCTATCTTAACTTCATCATTTTCCATTTCATATATGTAATGTGTAATTAAAGTTTCTGGTGTACCTTTTGCGCTTACATTATCTGGTATCAAGGGATACAATGCAACAACTTGTCCTGAAGCGTTTCTTTGTTTTAATAAATAAGCGTCGCCAAAAACGTGCATTGAGTTCATGATGTATTGTTGTACAACGTCGCCCGACATATATGGATTAGGCCTTTGCATTAATATTTCCATTGGGTGATTTGGTATTGTAGATTCAACACCTTCTGGGTCAATACTTTTAATTATTAAGTTAGCTTCTGAAAACGAAACGCCTAAAACTTGTAAGCATGCAGTTACAGCAGAGTTAGATTGGCCATTACCTAGATCTTTAAGATTNAATTCGCCTGCGCTTGTATTGTATCCTTGTGTGAATGAAGTAGGCAATACAGGATCATCTCTAAAGAAATTAATTCTTTTTTGTTGTCTATCATCTTGATAGTTTGTTTGCCCGAATACTACTTCTCTGAAACTTCTTCTCTGTGCCATTAATAAGCCCTAAATTCTTTTCTACTTGCTACTTGTAATACCGCGTAAGCTAATGCGTCAACTTGATCGTCATGTTCTCCCGCAGGGAATTGCAACAACTCACGCTCTAAATCAGCATACCATACTTTTTGCCGTGGGAAGTAAACTTTACCGGCTTCCATTTTAGCAGACAAAGGGAACGCTCGTGCGACTTTATCACGATCTGCTTTAAGTTCTTTTATAGGTAATCCGGATCTTTGCGCGATCTGTACCATAGCTAATTGGTATCCGGCTCTTTCAATCCCAATGTACGTTGGTGTATATTTGTCATACACCTTTTGTAAGATAGGTAATAGATCCGGTGCCTCAATACGATCTTTAATAATATCTTCAACAATGAGATCATTATCCGGTGTAACCCAAACTGTACATATAACGGTGTAGTCCGCACTATCTTTAAGCGATACCGCCAAGTCAACAGTAGTCAAGGCATAGCAATCTCTTTCATATATGACTTTGTCATTTAATCTAAATATACGATTATCTTCGTAATAGCCCTCTTTGTTTAATTCTCTTAATGTATCTTCTTTATAGAAACTAAAAAAGCTTGGTTTAATGATCCCGCCGGTTGCTTCAACGAATTGTGCTTCATACTCTTGTGAATATAAAAAAGATCCTATTTCTTCTTTAGCTACTTCAAGCTCATCTAAAGGTACATAAGGATTTGTAGTTGTAGGCAATTGCCAACGATCCCAACCCGATCTATTTTCTGCTTCTTCATAGATCCTTTGAAACCAATTGTAACCTTTAGGCGTACTGATAAACAATGCACCACCTTTACGCTCTGTCAATGTAGGCCTTAACACTTCCGCCCATGTTTGTTCTTTAATAAAAGCGCACTCATCAAGCACTATAAAATCTAGGCCTGCGCCTCTTAATCTATCCGGATTATCTGCGGATCTAACAGATACCATTCCACCTGTTGGGGTTATTAATGTTCTTTCTGCTTCTTTAACTATAACGCCGTATTCAGCGCCCAAGTTTCGCATATCTTTCCAACCCTCTAAGGCCATAGTGTAAGTTGGGGCAACCCACCAAGCACGTTTACCTTGCATGGCGTAGGCAATACAAAGCCAAACACCTAACTTTGTTTTACCCCAACGACGTCCTGCACTTAAAACTTTAAATCTAGCGTCGGATTTAGCGACTTGAATTTGACCTGAATGTAGATCCGGTAACTTAACTTTATATTTACTTTGCTCAGTTTTTAAAGTGGTTTCCATACAACTCTAAGAATAACACCCATACATCATAAATATCACTGGGTATTACGGTTACTACGAAATCGGGAATTACAAAAAGTTCTGGATCTGGTTTAAAGTTATCATCAACGCCTACATGATTCGCTAGCATTATTTCCATAAATGCGTCGTTAATTTCTTCTTCGTTCATAGATCTATTATAAGCGATCTATTTAAATATTGCCTCTGTTACATTGTTGACATACTTCTAATTCTTGCTCTTGTTGATTGCGTCCGCTTGCTATCTTCCCACAAATGCGACAATAGTAGGTTTCGTACTTCATTTTTCTTAATCTTTCTTTTTGTAGAACTTTATATCTTGTTTAAATACTTCCTCTTTACAATATAAACACTCAACCGCAGTCCACATTATGTGAGTTACTTGCATTGTGGCTTGACAATGGTTGCAATCAAAGTTAAAAACCATTGGCCGTGTGTACATTATTCTTCTTCATCTTCCTTTTTTACATCGGAAATATCGGAAATACTCTTAGGATCTTCGTCCCTTTTAAACAATCCACCGTCCGACCAATACAATTCAACATCAAATGTACCCTCTTTTTCAAGCTTGACTGTTTCCCTACGCCCGAACTTATCGGGGTATTTACGCTCTAAGATCCACGCAGAAGCTTGCCAAGATCCATTATCAGCAGATCTTCTTATATTTGCTAGGTTTCTTATGACAGAAGTAGATTCGCTTAGGGTTATATCTTCCCACTTACTTTGGTACGGCTCAACGCCTTTTTCAGCCATTTCACGCCAATTGCGGAAAGTTCTACTAGATATACCGGCAAAGGCACAAGCATCTTCTATATATGCGCCAACACTTAATGCGTCATTTAACCTTTTCCATACAACAGGATCGTCGAATTTATGTTTAGAGATTTCCATTAGCTAAATATCTCTTTATTATTGTCCCGAAAAAATATTTCGACCTCTTTAGTAATGTCTGTGAACTCGCTATATACGTCATAGTGTTTATTGTAATCGCCATAAACCTTAATGCGATCCATTGACCAACGGCCAAAAATATTATCTTTTGTATCGTCGTTAATATGGTGGTATATGTCGCCACCACCAAGTTCTTCGTTTTTTAGATCCGACAATAACACAAACAAATAATTAGGCATTTCATGGGTATTGTTTAAAGCTTCCCAATGCTTTGCGTTTGTTTGGATCTTTTCTCTTTTATCTAAATTAGCAATACCGTAATATTGTCCCATTATTTACCCTTAAATATAGTTTGTTTAGGAGGTTGTTCTTCAATTTGTGCCGGTGGTATTATTGTCAAAGCAATTTCAATCAAGTTTTTTATTTGTTCAACTTCATCTTCATCAAATTTCACAGCTAATTCTTCGGCTTTCTTTACATATTCTTCGTGTTGAAAGTCCAACGGCGTAACGATTGATAGTAATAAACAACTAAACAACGCGTCCGTTGGGGTTTCTATATTAGGCATTAGTTTCCTTCCTCAAATAGATCTATGACATTATCAAATTTCTTAGATCTTGTTCTTAATTGTTTAAACGCTTCAGTCATTTCAAACATTAAATATTTTTCCATGTCATCAATATCCGCGTCTTTATATTCGTAAGTGTTTTGATTTGATAAATTACCAAGCAATTGGATTTGTTTTGCAGTATTGTTTACTCGCTTTTTCCCAACTCTTTTAAATTTATCTTGTTTAGTTTCTTTTGGATCGAGCACTTATTCTTCCTCGCTTTCTTTATCGTTTTGTTTTTCCGTTACTACGAAATATTCGTCCTTTAAAAGATCTTTCTTATTATTCTTTGTGAGATCTCTTGCTTTTCTTGACATATACTTTGCAAAAACTTCATGCGGGTTTTTATACCCAAATACATTTAAAGTTACTGTGTCATCGTAAAGCCAAGACAAGTCGCTAATCTTTGCACCTTTTTGAGTCGTGTAAACACTATATGT